GGCAGCTAAGACTGCTACAGCTTTAAAACAATTAGAACAAGACCAAGCAATTAGATTAACTTTAATTAAAAGAGCCAAGACTATGGGCAATGACGACATGGTAGAGTTCTTGTCTAACGGTGGTGAGCTTGGAGCTGCTACTACTATACTGTTTAGACAGCCAAAAGATACTACGAGGCCTTCAGACGCAGGATTAACTGACAATGAAATTGTATTGTATGATTCAATTTTAGGTAAAATAGACCCTAGAGAACAAACTATATTTAAAAAAGATTTAAGCGCAGATGAAAAAACAATAGTTTTCCAAAGAGCAGAAGAAGCTGTATCAGCAGCAAGGGATGCAGGACGTACCTTAACTAGAGAGCAAGCGTTAAGACAAGTTCTAAAACAACCATTGCCTACAACAATGACAGACGATGAGTTTGGAAGCAGTTACATTATAAAGTGAGGTAAACATGGCGCTTAATCCTAACCCACGTAGTGGTGGTAATAGTAGTATTAATCCTGACCCAGAGTCTAAAGGTATTAATCCGCGCATGGCAGCGGTGGCTGAGTCTCAAGCAGCGGAAAGACAGTCTCGTGTAGAAGAAGCGATAGAAGAAGAACGTCAAGCTGTAGCCGCACGTACTACTGAAGAAGGCAGGGCTTTAACTTTAGAAGAGATTAGGAAGTCTCCTTTCTTAACTGAAAATGGTATTGTTGCGGGAGACAGAGTAAAAGGAAACGAAATTATTCGCGTTTACTCTACGCCTGAAGACGCTCAACTGGGCGGTAGACTTATTACTCAAGAAGATATTGACAACTCCAAGTTCCTACAAGATAATAATGTGGGCGTAGGTTCTCGTGTGTTTGGAGATACTATAATAGACTCAGGTGCGGCTGACTCATGGAAGCAGTGGCGTTATTCCGTTGACAAAGACGAGAAGCCTCTTGAACGTGCTAGTAATATTCTTGAGACGTACTTCCCCTTCCGTCAGTTTGATCGCCTAACAGCAGGACGACCTCATTACTTAGCAGGACAAGACCATCTTGTAGACTACGCAGATCCTGATGAGCTGTTTGAAGTTGAAGGCTACATGGACATGACTCCTGACCAACGAAGACAAGCTAGACTTCTTCAGAGGGATAGAGCATTACAAGAAAAGTATGGCCACTTCTTTGTAGAAGACGAGACAAGTGCCGCTGCTGTTAGCGGTGTAATAATGAATCAACTGACTGATCCCACAGCAGGGTTAGCTATGGGGCGTACTCTTGTACAGCAAGGACTCAGAGGTGCTGCTTTGTTTGGTGGTATGTCAGCCCTTGAAGATTTGTCAGAGAAAGGAGTTGTTGATCCTGAAAAAGCTGCAAAGATGTCAGCCGCAGGTTTGGTATTTGTTTCAGGTATTGGTTATGTATCTAAAACTATTGTCAACAAAGTAGCAGCTAAGAAAGCTGATAAAATAGTAAAGAAAGCACAGGCTGAACTAGACATTGCAGTAGCTGATGGTGTAGCCCCTGACAATCCTTGGCAGATCCTTAAAGATGCAGGGTTAGATGCACAAGAAGTAGCAGTGGCTCTTGAAAAAACAGGTACAAGATTAAACGTACATAGGTCTGCAACCAATGCAGCTAAAGCAGTAGACAAAGCACTAGTGGAAGACAGTGCTGTCAGCCGTCAGTACATGGAAGGCTTGGATAGGTTAGCAGGAATCTTAAGCACTCAGGTTAGGAACATTGATGAAGGAGTGTTCGGACGTTTAAGACATACTGAATATAGCATGGCTAGTAGGACTTATGCTAAGACAGCAGAGGTAGAGCCTTTTCTTATTAGCCTACAGTCTGCTCCTAAGAATATTAAGAACCAAATATCTAAGGCACTGTATAACGGACGTTTTGATGAAGCCACTAAGCTGATGAAGAACGTAAGTCCAACAATGGCTCGTGAGTTTACTGATACAGTAGTTCCTCTGCTAAAGAACTTAGGTGAAGAACTACGAGAGAATGGCCGTAGCTTTGAGCTAATTGAAAACTACTTCCCCCGTCTTGTTAAAGATTACCGTGGGCTACGTAAAGATTTAGGATCAGAATACCAAGGTGTTATCTCTGAGCAATTACGCAAGGCTGAGAAACTTAAAGGCAGAACCTTAAGGCCGCATGAAAAAGATAAAGTAATTGAAGGTACGTTACGTGGGTATCGACATGATGGTAAAGGTAAACCTTCCTTTGCACAACAACGTCAACTAACACTGACAGATTCTAACCTGCCTTACTATGCTGAACCTGAAGAAGCATTGTCAATGTACATACGTAATGCTGTCAACGACATTGAAGTATCTAAGTTCTTTAAAGGGTCTACCAAAAAGACTAATGATGGTGTCATAGATGTCGATCAGTCCGTTACTAAGTATGTAGAAGACCTGATTAAAACTAAGCAGCTTACTGCTGATGAACAAGACAAACTAATTGAATTGCTAAAGGCTAGGTTTGTAGGCGGTGAACAGTCTGCTAGTAAACTTAACGCTACTGTTAAAGACTTAGGATACATGGGTACTATTGCTAATCCTTTCTCAGCAATCACTCAGCTTGCAGACCCTGCTATCTCAGCTTCTTTATACGGGTTGCGTAATACTCTTGCCTCAATGTTTGGTACTAAAAATTTAGGCATTATAGACCTTGGCGTGGCTAGAGTGGCTACTGAAATCACTAATGCTGACGCTCGTACAACTGCTCGTTTACTTGACAAAGCGATGGGACTAAGTTTATTTAAGTGGACAGACAAGTTAGGTAAAGAGACTTTAATTAATGCTGCCTTTAGACAAGCCAAAGGTCAGGTACGTACAGCTAAAGGAGAAGCAGCCTTTAGAAAGAAACATGGGGGTGTGTACGGCAACGAAATTGATTCTTTAGTTAGTGACCTTAAAGCGGGAGATATAACAGAGAATGTCAAGCTATTTACTTTTAATGCTCTTGCAGATGTTCAGCCTATTGCTTTAAGTGAAATGCCTCCTATGTATCTGAACAACCCTAACGGACGTATCCTGTATATGCTCAAGTCCTTTACTTTGAAGCAGTATGATATTGTACGTAGAAACATTGTACAAGAATGGAGCAAAGGTAACAAAGTAACAGCGGCTAAAAACGCTGCTTTACTAGGAGGTTACTTAACCGTAGCTAACACTGGCACAGGGGTAATGAAAGACATTCTGAAAGGCAGAGAGGTTGAGCCTGAAGAACTGCCTGATAGAGCAATGTGGGCGTTGCTAGGTGTCTTTGGTTTTGGTAAGTATGCTACAGAAAAATATCTAAGCAGGGGAGATGCTACTGGATTCATAAGCAACATGGTAACTCCCGCTGCTCCTATTATTGATGCAGCTTTCTCAGGTGCTCTTGAACTTACTGAAGAAGACCCTGACTTTGAAAAGCTAGTTAAACCTGTTCCTGTAGTAGGTGAAGTAGTTTACAGTCATCTGTTAGGTGGAGCAGAAGAATATAACAGAGACAAACTATTAGGTAGGAGATGATGAGGAATAAAAAAGGGGGCGTAATGCCCCCAAGTTGTAACATGTTATATCTAAACTATTTCACATGCACCACCTACACACGCTAACTCCTGACTCCCTGTCGTGTTATCCTCTTTCTCAAAGTGTTCCAGATCATCCCAGTTCACCCCCTCTGGCATAGCCGCAAGTAACTCCTCATACTTCTCAGCGTCTATGTCCTCATACGGAGCTTGTTGATATACATGATCGCTATACGGCAACAGACTAATACCACTACACAGATCAAAGTTATCCCATATCCACTGTGCTACTTCCAAGAACTCATCGTCTGTATAGTAAACAGTAATGCTTGGTTTATGCTCACACCACCCATTCTGGTAGGCTTTCCACAGCTTTAACTGCTCCATAGCACCCACCTGTTTGACCGTGGTACAACCCTCTGGAGACTTGACAGGGAAGCTGTACACCAGTGACGCTTGGCTCATCAGGTCTTGCTCTACTGGGAATCCTGCCGCTGACATAAACTGTGCAAGCGGGTCTTTCTTGTCGCTACGTACTCTGCGAATGTAATGCTCAGAGAAGCGAGGATGGATACCACTAGCACTATCGACAAGCTGAGATACTGTACCGCTAGGCTTAACACAAGTAATAGCCGCAGACTGATTAATTCCAAGTTTAGTAGCCCACTTCTCGTTAGTCTTGATAGCAACGTCACGTATTTGTTCAAGCCATTTCTCCAAGTCAGGTGAATCCCCTTTGCTTAACAGGTAGTGATCCATGATTCCTGTCATGCTCACGCCTAGCAATGCCTCCTCTTCCGTATTTCTCTTCCACACATTCCGTAAGTACCGGAAGTCTGTCAACGTAGCCTGTAGTGTACCAATGATAGCCGCTACTTCACACTTTCTTTTTAACGAAGCTAGGTCATCGTCAGCACGAACAACAATCTCTGACAAGTTACAGAACTGATTACTGCGTAGGATAATCTCAGAGCAAGGGTTAGTACCAAAGTCCTGCTCAGGGTCACGCCTACCGTTACGTGCGGCAATCTTCTGTGCCGCCACTCGACTGAAGATACCACGCTCTCCTGCCTTAGACTCGTACATGTTCTGCATCTCAGCTAGGAATGACTCAAAGTCTGGCTTCTCAGTGTATGCTACGCTGTTGTTAGCAAGCCTACGCTGTCCTTCTGTGTCCCACCAGTTGCCGTTCTTAGCCTTAGCCATACGTGGATCTGACAGGTTAGACAGGCTAATCAGGGCTGACCTACGCACACCCCCGACTACTACGATGTCAGCAATCTTACAGCATACATCATGGCACTCAATGGATGTCAGCTTGCGACCTGCGGCCTTCAGGAAGATACCTACGCAGAAGTGAAACAAATCATCAAGAGGCTCTGGCCCACTGGCTCGACCACCGAATGTCTTGAGTCTAGCCCCTGACTCCCGTACCTTACTCATGTCCCACTTAGGTATCTTACCTGCGTACAGCAGACTGATTAGCTCACGGAATGCAGAAGCCCAACCTATCTTGCTGTCAGCTACTACGATCACACTGTCAGTCTTGTGGAATGTCTCAGCAACGATAGGGAGCTTGTTGATGAAGTTACGTTCAACACTAAAGCCTACACCTGTGCCGCACATGAGTACATACATTAGCTCATCAAAGCTACGTGGTGAATCAATGTGTAGGTAGCTACAGTTAAACCCTGCTACGTTATCCTTGTTCAGTGCCTCACCTGCTGTCATCATACAGCGCATACTAGGCATGACCTCTAGGTTAAAGATAGCATTGAATAACTTAAGTGCTTCCTTGTCGTTTATCTGTCCACGGTCTTTCCAGAAGTCTACGTATCTGTTGACTGTCTCATCCCAACGCTCTCGTCTGCCTTCCTCTGGTAGCCAACGTGCGTACCTGCTCTTGTGTATAAACTGTTGATACTGATCCACTAGTTATTCTCCTCTGTCACTATTGCTGTTAGTTTGGTTAAGTACCAACCTGCCTTCTGTAAGTCTTGTACCTGCTTACCCTTGTAGTCATAACGCCACAGGTACTTCATGCAGTTGCCCTTGAGATAGCCTTTGAATGCAACACTGGACATGGACTCTCGTATTGCATCAATACACTCTATCTCACCTGTGTTGTAATGGCTTGGGTTATTCACTGGGTCTAACTCTTTAGCTTCTTCTTCAGCAGGTTTAGCCCAATGCTCTAGCCCTGTCTTGGTTACTCTGTCCCACTCAGCGGGGCTTACGTCATTCAGTCTCATGCGTGTATACTCCCTGTGTTGTCCCAATCCATCTCACCTTGCATACGCGCTACATCTCTACAACATTCTTCATAAGCGTCTTCAGGCGCACCCTGTTCTAAAGCTGTTGACTTCCAAAACTCTAGCTCATTAAACAACTCATCGTTCTTATGTACTAACTCATTCAGTCTCATGTTTTATTCTCCTTCTTTCTAAAAGAAATAGAAGACGCGTAACCATTTGCTGAGATTTCCTCTACAACTTCCCAGTCATCAGGGTCATAGTCTTCAGTTATCATACAGTTTAATTCACCATAGTAAGGGGAGTAAGGATTGTTACAATAATTATAACCTTCTTTATCCTCACCTTGATATCTTTTTAATAGCCCTGTTGCTTCTAGTTTATCCATCTTCAAAGTCCTCAGCTATTCTGTCAAAGTTTCTAATTATCCTACGTTCAAATGCCTCTACTAAATCGTATGTCGTGATTGATAATAATTCACAAGTCAACTCTTCATCCAGATGCAATACTAATTTCTCTTTAAGCTCCTCTAGTGTCATAGCCATTATACTTTCTTCCTTTTAATATAACGTGTTAGTTCTTTGGCAGTCTCAATGGTGAAGTGTTTGAATCCTTCTTTGTCACACCACTCTCCCATTGTTATCTTGCCGCCTTTGCGTACCTTCTTGCTAGGATTTGACAACACAAAGACTAACTCCCACTCTGGCATTGAGTCTCGTATGGCGGTATACTTCTGAGTATCACCGACCCTAAAGAAACCTTTGCACTCTATCAGTATTGCCTTATCCTCGTGAACAAAGTCCGGTAGGTACTTCTTGTGTACTGTGTAAGGTAAATCATAAGGCTCAAACTTGTACTGTCCGTCTAGCTTCTCTGATAAATCCTTCTCAAGTCCTGATCTAAAAGCCCGTTTCATCTAGCGTAATCTCCTCTACTCTTGGTTCGTTGACTACATCAACTAAGAACTTAGGGCCAAATGAATACTTGAACACCCTCATGTTAGGATAGCAATGCTCTTTAAACTGACAGTAAGAACAACCTATCGCTAACTTCATGTTGCCTGACTTGCCATCAGGTACTGGGTCATAACAATACTCAGTTGGCTCATCTCCCTCAACAAGCTGCTTGATGTGCTTGACTCTATCAACAATAGGCTCCTTGAGTTTCTCACTGTCTGTGTTCTCAAGATCATACTTAAGATAAGTCAAGTGACCATTGGCTTTATCCATAGTCAGCCAACCTACCTGTGTCTCACCACAAGCGTGGGCGTAGGCTTTGATCTGATCTATGTAACCAAAGGAATCATCATCAACTAGGCTACCATCCTTGAACTTCTTAAACCCAAAGCTACTGGCAGACTTAACGTCAGTCACTACACCGTCTATCTTACAGTCCATGTGACCAACTACACCCTCTACCTTACACACCTTCTGCTCGTCAGTGACCGTATGTCCTGCCATGCGAGTCAAGAACAACAACATCTCCTCAATCAAGTGACCGTACATAAACTTGATG